TTATTTCTCAATCCATGCAGAGAACACTAGCGGATCCCCGTACGCGTAGCGTCGATACTCTGATGTTGAGTTATAGGGCATGTACACTTGTCTGCATCCGACTTCATCAACACCTGTCCTGTAAACCTTTAACGCCCCTGCAACGTTGATCGGATAATTTAAACTCAGTAGGGCGTTGCTCGATATGTTTTGAAAGTACTCCCCCGGCCCCGTCATGCTGTTTAAATCCAACTCTGCAACTATCGCTACATCAGCAATATGAACAGCTCCTACATCGCCGGCGGTTAGCGAATCCTTGGTTGCCAGCTCGCCCAGTTCAAGATTTTCTCGGGCCTCGGATATGCTCGACACATCAGATAAGTTATTTTCAATTTTAAGAAACACATCCGGCGTTTCTTTATCTACAGCAACAATCGTTATTGACTTTGTGATACCAGAATTTGCGCCAGCCAACGATAACGTTGTCGAGCCTGCGTTACTGATTGATAGCGTTCCGAGGGCTGATAATGTCGCACTCGTTGAGTCTGATGATGATGTGAGTATCGCCTCGGTGTAATTTGACGGTGTATACGTAACAGGTACGGTGTAAGTATTCCCGGCAACTAAGTCTGCAGGAGCATCACCAATTTCAATTCCGGCCAGAAAAATGTGTTGCGTTATTATCGCTGTGGACGCCAGTCCCGTGGAAACGCTAGCTATAACGCTTTGTGTGCCGCTAGCGCCAACATTTGCGGAATACCTGCCGTTGCTGTCAATAGTTCCCAGCGCCGGGTCGGATACTTGCCACGTGACAGGGTATTCAGCTGCGGCACTTGATGGCAGGACCATCGCGATCAGTTGCTGGCTAGTCCCTGCATTGATTACGCTGTTAAGCGGCGAAATGATGATAGTTGATGGCTGATCAGGCTCTTCAGTACTCACGCCCTGAATGTAGAAAACTGTGAATGTTGTATTACTGTTGCGATTGCTTGTGTATTGAAAATTAATTGGGTCTCCTGCCAGTACTTGCATATCAATTAATTTACTAAAAGGTAGAAATTCCCGCCGGTGGTGTCCGTGGCCACTGCCGCCAGTCACAAACCCGTAGAATGACGTCGTATCAACAAGCTCTCCATTCGCATAGATAGTACTATCCCAGCGATCCCGGCTTTCTACGCCGTCAGTAACGTAGCGACCAATGAGCAATATTTGCACACAGTCAGTCGGAACAGTTAAAGTGACAACCCCCGACGACTCTAAATAGACTTGTGCAACTTGCAGATTACCGACGCGGCTTAATGAACTGCTAATATCAGTAATACTATTTTCAATGATATCCGTTTTTAATTTTAATCGTCGCGGCGTGATCGCACTAATCGCACTCACCCCCGCGAGGGTTTCTCCTTCTGTTGATTCGCGCTGAATATACACCTGCCATGTGCTTTCATCAGTGCCGGGGACGCTGGTATTATTTGAAACAAGTGACAAATAGAGAGCATTGTTGTGCATGACAACAACGCCGGTATCGTACGCGAACGCCGCCCCGTTATTATCTGCTGCTGTAATAAATTCAGGAAAACCCGTAGTTTGATACTGCCGAATATTTCGTGTTATCGCATTTAATACGTAATTCATTTCTTTGCGGCCAACCGGCTTGGCTCGGGTGTCTGTCCTCAAGTCACGCTCGTAGTCCCCGCCCCAGCCCTCATTAAAACTAACAAACCCCTCGTTATCTGTTTCGTCTTGAATTGTTTGCGTGTCACCGTTTGACGCGAACGGCACTTTAAAAAATCTGTTATCCAATTTTTATTTCCTTTTCCGGAGTTTCATTGCCGTACACTGAAATTATTTGATTGTATAAATACTTTGATGCGAAAAGTTTCCCCCTCTTTTTTGATATGTCATTTTCGCTAAAAACAATCACACCATTCATATTTAATATTTTGAGATAATTTATAAAATTCTCATCAGTTTGTTGGTAATCTATCCTTTCTTTTATCACTGCCAGCGATACCATTTACTACCTCCAAGCTGCGGGTATTTGATTGTAATCTGACAAACTAGACGCATTCGTAAATGCCTTTGTCTTGATTGTTACATTCGTCACTTTATCTATAAATGTAAGTGCACTACCGCGCAATAACCGGCAATTGTTAAACGCCCACCACAAATCTTTAATTGCGTTATATTCAGCAAGCGGGAAGATATCATTGATGTCAGAAGTCATAAGCAAGCAATCTACAAATACGTTTTCAAAAATTGTCGCATTCGGTGCATTATCGAATAACCCAGTTGGCGCACTTAATATTTTTGAGCAATTTCCGAACGTGATTTTAAATGATGTAACGAACGTATTGTTATCAAACAAACCTGCCGGAATTTCTTTAAGAGACGTACAGAATCTAAATGCAAACTGAAATGTTGTCACTAATGGGTTGTAGTCAAACAATCCTGTGGGTATATATTGCAAACTCCCACAAGATAAGAATACATAACTAAAGTTAACAACGCGCGTACAATATTTAAATAAATTATCAGGTATCAATTGCAGCGATAAGCAGTCATTAAACGCAAAACTAAACGTAGTGACATTTGGCAAATAATCGAATGCCCCAGCCTGTATTACTTGTAACTCAGTGCAAGCTGTAAATGAGTTAGCCATACTCTGCCTGCTGCCTGACACGCTAATGACTTCTATTACTTTATTTTCAAACGCCAACGATGAATGATAAAACACACAGCTATTACTACGCTTTATCGTTATTCTATACGTAACCCCCGTAGTCAACGCGCGAGTTGCATAAACCAACCCTTGGCTATCAACACGATAATCATCACTGTCTACGCCATCGCCGTAATCAATCGTGATTACCTCACCAATGTCGTTTAATTTAAATAACGGCGCTTCAGTGTTGTAAATCTTAAGCATCACATCAGCACCGCTAATTAAGTACGTGAACGTGTAGCTTCTTGATTCAACATTATCTACTGTGCAAGTTGGCGTAAATATCTGTGTCTTTGCAATGACAGAGTAAGCCCCTGATCGACTTACAAGGTCCGTAAATAACCCGTCAGCAGTCGTGACTTCACGTGTAAATGTCTCACCCGTTGATTTTGTGTAGTACAGCGTGACGTCAATACCCGATAAATCTATCGTACTGTCAGATGATGCTATTTGCCCGTGCAGTACGCCGCTATCATTGTCAAAAAATAAGTTAATGCGCCATCCGTAATTAATCAGTTCGCCTCCATCCCAAAACCCGGCATGTTCAAAGTTTTGATAGTATTGACCGAAGCCAAAGGGAATATAGCGAATAACACGAAACTTTAGGCCCACGGTTGCAGGACGCGGTAATAAGTCATATTTGGTCAGTATCAACGCTACAGCGCTGGCTGGCTGTTCAGTGAATACATACATGATTGACGACATGTCATTAGGATCGAGCGCGTAAGCCTTGCCGTTCTCAGTCGCGAACATATCCATCATGATCCCGTTAACTTCGGGAATGGTGCAACGCGTAATTAATTGATAATAACGCAGTCTGCATACCAGGCGTTTTTGTTCAGTCGTTAAAACCACGCTGGGGCATTCAGGAATAAATAAATTAACGCCAAGAATTAAGGCCCACACACTTAAGCCAAAATCATTCGCTGTACGTAAATCAAAAACATCAGTGAACCAGTTATTCCAAAATTCGGTATGCGCTTGGTTGTACCATTCTTCCTTTTTCTGCATTAACGTTTGTATTTCTTCGCTACCGTCATATTGCCAAATGATGTTACGTAATAAATCCATACTGCTATTTATTTCAGGTATTTGTTTTGACATATATTGCGTCCATAAAAAAACCCACCAAAAAAGGTGGGCCAGTAATTGCATTTATTTTATTAAGTAATGTTATCTAATATTGCGTCTGCTAATGCCGCGTTAGATTCATCCATTAAAAGAAGATACGATTTAGAATCCATGTGGAATTTAATTCCGTCCAAATAACTTTCGTAGTTAGTTAGCTTAGTAAGTGGCGTCTCAAAACTTTTGTTGTTACCTGCAAAAATAACCCTTCTGTTTGTTATAACAAGCTCACCTTCGGAAGTTATTATATCTTCTTTCATTGCTCTGGAGCGTCCGCCCCCGCTACCAATTGAAACGCCTTTTGCAACCCTAACGCGGACGCTCGAACCACCTGATGAATATCCTACTGTTTTATTCTCTCTGAGTTTCGCAAACTCTGCAAAGTAAGCGATTTCATCATTACGCAATATGGCTTTTCTTGGATTAGCTGTAGGTAATTCACCGTCATGAACTTTATTAACTTGCTCTTTTGTTATGATATCTTGCCTAGCTCTTTTTTCTTGCGCTTCCTTATCTCTTCGACGACTTCTTCTTAAAATAACAAATAGACCGACTGCTATACCCCCGAATATCATGCCTCTGCCATAAGATTCTATTGCGAAGGTAGAAAACGAGAATATAAGCATGAATACAAAAAGAATCCATAACAATACAGTTGTTAACTTTCCTTTTTTATTTGAATCAACATCTTTATTTTTATTTGTTTTTATTTTTCTAAAAACATAAATCACCAAAGCAATTAAGGCTATCAAAACCACCAGTGAAGAGTAGGGCGATCCTGACGTTGGTGAGGATTGTGCTGCTGCGACGACGCCGCTATTAATTAAGATTAATGTATATAGAAATGTTAAATTAATTCTCATTCTAATGCCTCCATGATTAGTGTGGGAATTTTAACATTGCTTTGCGTGTAAATCATAAATTAATCACAACTGATATGTTTTCTTCTGACAGTGTGGCGACTTCATTTTTCATTATTGTAATTTCGTTGCTGGCCAGCGCTTCGCCACCGCGTGAAATCAAAACTTGCTGCACAAAAAAACCGGGGTGAACAAGACTGATAGCACCGGCGAGCTCGAACGGGCTGACATCAACGCCAGTAACAAAACCCCGCTCACCGTCCAGCTCACCCATTGCGTATGCAATCAAGGCGTTGGGAATAACGACATTCGGGTCTATCGTTCCCTGCGCACTGCGCATGATCACTTTTACTGTGATGGAGATTTCTGCCGGGCGGTCAAACAGGACTATGTACGGGATATCGGCGTTGGGTTCTATCACTGTTACCGATATTGCGCCGTTCCACGCAGCCCCATCGGTTTTATTCTGTAAAAGGCTACGCGCTATATCTTGATCAACGCCGCCATGCACGCAAGCCCACACGCTGTGTGGTTTCATATAAATGCCATCAATTGTCATAAACTCATGACTGATATTTTCAAGAAACGATAACGAATGAACACCGGCAAGGCCGTACAGCCCGCTGATTTGGGCCTCTACCGTCGATATACCCTGATTTGCAAGCCTCAATTTACGTTCTGAGCGTAACGCAACATCGCTTTGCTCCCCGCTACCGACGATGGCCGCATAATCATTGAAGACAGTTTCCCATCCGAGCACAGCATCAATAACAGTGATTAAAGCCCCTGATGCACAACTCACCCCCCCTGCAACGTCTGCAATAAAATCTACTGTCGCGATACCGGCACTATTTAAAAGCACGCTGTTAGCACTAACAAAAATATCACCGGTGCGGGATCTGGCCCTTGAACCTGCCCGAACCTCCGTTAATGGAATGCCGCGCAATGTTACGCTGGGTATGACGGATTTCTCCGGGCTATTTCGCGTAATGCCCAATAGCGCACAAACGCCCTCTAAAAATATACCGGTGGCAAAATTAGGATTTATTTGATTGGCTAACGTGGCATTATTGATGACTACCGCGCGCCGCGCGCTGACCTCGGCGCTGATCAGGCGGCCTTGCGGTGAGTCGGGGTTGGTTGACATCTGTTGACCTAGCGCCGCTTTAAATTCTGCCTCTACTGCTGTTTTTATATCGGCGGTATCGGGTATGACAATGCCAGTGTCTTCAATGTAATTATAAAGCTCGCTCATTGTTTATGGCCCCTGTTCCCCACTCGGTTTTTATTGTCGCGCTATAGTAAAAATCATTGCCTGCGCGAGCGATTGAAAAAGACGTGATTTGCTTTACGCCAGTAATAGCCTTGATTGCAGTACGCGCGGCGGCTTCAAATTGGGCAGGCCGGTATTGGTCCCACAACGTTTCGCGATATGGGATACCCTCATCCATCGCGTATATCATTTCATTTCGTTGGGCCAGCATGGCTGTTTTGCAGTTCTGCAAACAGGCGGCCAGATTAGTAACAACCGCTAAATTTCCCGCGGCATCTAAATACAATCGATGTTTATCGTTTAATGCCAGGCTTAATATATTCATTGCGGACCTCCCGTATTATCATTGCCGCCTTGTACGCCACTGTGCTTATGATTACCGCCAACGTTAACGCCATTGTGCTTAGCGCCTGCGGCACTGACAACAAAGGAATTACCGCCCGCTGTCAGGGTTATGCGGTCTTCGGTTAATGTAAATTCCGCACTGCCGACCTTTAAACTGATTTCCGCCTCTTTTACGCCGATCCACGTCTGACCAGATTTATGCTGAATAACTAGCGAATCGTCGTGACCAGCGGGCAACTCATAGTCTGCAAAGACATCAGGAATAAAACGCCCGTCAGAAAATTCATGCATGCGTAACGTATTTGGCTTTGATTGCTGGGTGGTTTGCAGGTAAAGAGAAATATCTCTATCGCTGGCTTCTATCCAGCCCCGATCCCCCGCTTTTAGTGGAAATGAGATATTGAACTCACCCCCGCCGAGCGCCAATACCGGCATACTGGCAACCGTTCCGCGCTCTACCGCCTCACCCGCTGTCGTCACACGACTGATAAGCGGCTGAACAGTGGCGCGATTGGTTGCGCGGTCGTAGCTGATCACCTGCGCGGGGAGTTGTCCATCAATGCCCTGCAACATTTTCTTGAAGACGTATTCCAATGTACCCGCCAGGGAGCCGGTTAACGCCGGGTCAACATCGGTTAAAGTAGTGTCTGCCATAGCCCCAATCTCCGACATTCCGCCGTGTGATAAAAAGGTGTGTCTCGGTTACTGATGTCATAACTGAGTTTGTAAATAACAAAGGTGCCATTAGCTGCCGGATTTAAATCACTTTCTATGGTCAGGCTGGCCCCCGGACGGCTCGACGGATCAAGCAGGTATTTCACTTTAACGCCCTCTTCCGTGACCTCAGGGACGCCAATCATTCCAGTATTTTTATTGAGCGTGACTGTCTCATTGAGTAGCGGAACATCTCTGTTTTTTATAATCAATCGGTCATCATCGATGTAAGCGTTATAGCTGCCTGCGCTACCCAGCTTATCAACCTGTTTCAGCCTGGCCCCGGTGAAATTGTAATTGCTGATATTCTTATCCGATGCCTGAAAATCGAGGGTTAAATCCATGCTTTGTGCGGTATCAGCGGCTATCTTGCTGAGTGGCACCGTGGCGGCATAACTTGAACTGAGCATGTCGGTCATAAAGAAAGCCCCGGTACGCGCCTTGAGGGTGAGCATGATGTCGGGCGGCTGGCTGGGGGTGCATCCGATAATATCCCCTTCAAAAACTTTAAACGTGCCGTAGCTTTTACGTCCGGCGAACAGAATGATTTTCTTACGCCTGCGCGGGCGGTTTAAGGGTGATGTTTCTGTGATCAAAAAATTGCGGTCAGACTGTTTAAGGTTTGCAATTTTTATCGTGCATTCATTTTGCAACGAACCCGCTGTTTTTTGCCCTGATGCTGATATATAGAGATCAGTGTAAACGTGTAACTTGCCATCTATCTCTATTGATAACGAGATTATGCGCGGGTCTAGCTCCATGATTTACACCTCAGTAGCCGGAATATAATAAAAACGATGGTTATCTATAAATCTTTCGTAATGAGGATATTCATCATCCGGTGTATCAAAATAAAAATTGCCATAATTGAGCTGTAAATGTTTAGGTAAAAATAAGGTATAAGGCATGGCTCTTATGCCTTTAACCAAACTTAGGCCATTGCGGAAAATAGATATACTTAGCAAATCATCATTCAACGTATTCAATACTATTTCATAACGTGAGTTTTCAAGTCGGATCGTTAATGATTGGTTCGCTACTGATTCCAAACCAATTAACTGAATCATGCTATTTTCCAAAATAACCTCCGACAGCATGCGCCGCTACATCCAAAAGGGTTCTATCTGATTTCTGCGGCTTTTGTTCCCCGCGATTTACGGTGCTTGTATCCTTTGAGTCTTTTACTTTTCTTGGCGTTAACGCTTGATATTGCGTAGTGACAATAACAGCCTCTTTCAAACTCAACGTAATGATAATAGCACCGGATTGATCGGGTGATTCTTCATGCGGCATCTCAGATAAAATCATATTGGAATAAATTCCAACGCGAGTATTAACTTGAAAGCTGGAGTCACTATACAAAGCCTGTTTAATTACAGAGTACGTGTCTTTATAATGCGCTTCCGATATCCATAATATAATTTCTATTTCGACAGGAAGAATTATTTTGTGGTCAGTTTTAGTCGAGCCGTCTTCGATGGGGTGTTCCATTAGCTTAGAGCCTTCAAAAACACTGGCTTTCATATTAATGGCGTTTTCAAACATCAGGTTAAAGTCACTGTCATAGATACCGTAAATTTCTGTTTCATTCATTATATTTCCAACCCGTCAGCGTACTGACTCATTGCATTACCATATTCACTGCCGATGTCCCGCGCGATCCCTTCCGCGTCCGTCGCCTGCGTGATCACTTCTATTTTATCGACGCGATTATTAATATTTTTATTCGCTGCTTTGCTGTTAGTAATGCTGCTGCTCGTCATTGTCGTTACGCTGCTTGCTGATGCCTGCGCCAGTTGCTCCTTGCCGCCGTAAGTTAAGTCTACAGGCTCTTCCCACCCTTGCCGCGACTGCCCAGCCGTTGCTATATTTTTAGCGTTATTGACCTCTTCTTCACCTGCGCCAAACCAGCCCTTCACAGTCTTCCATGCATTACCGATAGACTCAAACCCCCCGAGTGCACGTGTAATAACATTATCAATGAGTGTCAAAAGGCCCTTCCACAGAGCCGATAACACCCAGCCTGCGTTACTCAGAAAGCTAAAGATAGTGTCACCCGCACCGTCCCAAAAAATGGAATCCAGTAATTCTTTCACTCCATTTTTCGCATCTTCAAGAAACATCATCGGCTCGGTGAACATCCTTACCAGTGTCTCCTTCAATATCACCGCCCCCTGTCTTACTAACTCAAGAGCTACCGCCAGTTTAGGAAATCTCTTCGCTAGATCACCTGTTACACTATCAAACCCCCTGAAATATCCGATAACATCAGCAACAACAAGAGAAAGTGCCGCGATCCCGGCTGCAATTAACAAGATAGGCCATGTGGCGGCTATCGTTGCGACTGCGGCTTTTAACATCGCTGGCAAATACAATGCGGTCACAATACCGGCTGCAACCGCGAAAACATCACCCAGTGGCCCTTTGTTTTCTGATATCCATTTTGATAACGCACTCCATTTATCGAGCAAATATTGAAATGTTGGAATTAATCCCATCCCGATATTTGTTGCTAAATCGGTAAAACTCATTTTAAGTTTTCGCAAATCTTGATTGAATTTATCCGTCATCGCGACCTGCTCTTTTGTTATTACCCCCTGCTCTTTTTGTTTTTTAAGTAATTCCTCTACACTCATTTTTCCTTTACGCAGTAACTCTATTGTTCCCTCGTCCAGGCCAATCATTTTCCCGATACGCTGCGCTTTGAATGCGCTCATGCCCCCCAGTGCTTTGCTATAGCGCAATAATGCGGCCTCCGGATCACGGAACCGCTGGGCCATATTGCCGAGCGTGCGCGTGAAAGCCTCAGCATCGCCGCCGCTTTCTGTGATTGTCTTGCGCCACGCGTCCAACGTCGATACGTTGACGTTCATTTGCCGGGCCTGCTTGCCTAGCTCGCTTGTTGTTTCTGCTGTTCCCAATGCAAGGGCTTTGATGCCGCCCAGCGTTAAGGTGACGCCCAATAATCCAACGCCCGCCTTAGCCAGGCTTAAAAATGACGTACCGAGCTTTTCAGCCGCCGCATCGGCATTTGATACCGAGTTTTTTAATTTCTCGGCCTTTTTTTCTGCATCAGTCAGCCCACGATCAAGCCCGGAGGCGTCGGCTGCAAACGTGTAGTAAAACGCCTCGAGCAAGTTCATTATTTTTTCCTTTGCGAGTATTCCATGGCGAGGGATTCATTCATGCGCTGTACTGCGATGATTTCGAAGAGATCAAAAGCCTCTTCTAGTGTGTAGACGTCTCTGAGTTCTCGGAGGGTGGCGCGGTCGGCTCCGACAATGGTTGCGATAAACCCGTCAACGTTTTCGTAATCAACGTTTGGACTTTCGTTGTTAAACCGGTTAAGAAATTTAAGGCCACGCCGTTCCTGAAAAAACTACAGTTATATTCCATCATTGCCCATTCGAGTTTCATCAATGTTTCAAAATCCGGGACATGGTTATTTACTAAAGCGCTTGTCGTTAGTTGGATCTGACTGCCTCCCTCTATCGGCACAGCAACGTAAGCCATCAGCTTTAGCATCAACGCTTCGTTAGTCTTGTAGTCGCCGATTTTAGGCGCGCCAGTGGTCGGGTATTGTGTGACGATTTCACGACCAGCGATGGCCGGGAACTTACTCAGAATGAAGGTCTTTGTGCCACCATCAGGCAGGGGGATTTCTTTTTCAATAGGCTCTAACATTATGCGATCACCTGGTTCTCAAATTTAAAAATATACGGCTTTGATTTCAACCGGCCCGCGCTGCTCACGCTATTACCGATCATGGCATCCGTGATAACCCCACCGGATAACGTCCGACTTTCCCCGCTTGGGTATGAAATCGACATGGTAATTTCATCATTAACGCTGCGCTTACCCTTTGCTATTCTGTTCGCCTCAGCCAGTATCGCTAAGTTACGATCATCGTCGCTGTTGGGGGTGATGTTTAATGTGACTTGCAGCACTTGAGCCACGCTCCAAGACACCATATCGCCGTTTAGCCCCATACCTACATCCGCGAGTTGTTGAGACGGCGAATCAAGCGGGTCAGCATCATCTGCAAATTGCGTAACGTTAAAACCTGCGGGGAACGTTTTTGAAGCACGAATATTAACAATTGTGCCAAAACCTGAAATATCCATTCTATCTGTCCTTAAATCAGTGCGTGGGTGCCGACGATGCGACGAACGGCATCATCTTTGCTATAAATCAGCGTGTAGACACACTGCCATTCAATCCTGCCATCTTCTGTAGTCGTACTGCGCATGACGGCATCAATCCAGTAGCCAATATTCTGTACTTGCTGCCATGCGCCATCGTCGCCCGCCAGTTGAGTGATATACAGCTTTTGAATAATGTCGAAGGTTTTACCCACGCTGATCACGCCATTATTCAGCGCCGCGTTGATTGACTCTTGAAGGGCGGTGAGGATTTGCGCTTGCCCGAAAATATTCGCGGGGATACGGCCCAGTGATAGTTGAAGCGATAACAGCGCCGCCGCACACACATCTTTAAGCCATTGTTCGTTAGCGTGAACATTCATATCAACCGGGGCTGTTGCGCCGCCCATCAGTATTCCACGCTGATAAAAATCAATCTTTTGGCCTGCGGTCTGAGTGCGTCCGTAATAATTAATGCGTAATTTATCGTACGTATCGGATAGTAACGTTGTGGTGACTTTTGGAGTCACTCCAGGGATCTGGCGGTACATATAGTTAATGACACTGTTACGACCGTCATAATTTGTCGCTGCCATTAATGTGCCTGGGATCTGATCATCGAAATCAGTATTTTCAGTGGCAATAAGCGTTAAGCCGACACTGGCAATTGATTTCAACGCGTCGTAATACGCGCTTGCACTTGCTGCTGTACAGCCAAGCAGATACATAAACATGACGTTTTTCGCCGCGTTCGCTTCTGCAAGTTCAATGCTTGTTTCTAAGTTATCGTCACTCATAAACAAAAATGAGCCGTAGTTGTTGCTGATATCGTCAGCCGCCGCAACGCTCTCGACAGGGTTTAGCGCAGCGGGTATACCCATTATCGCTGTGCCGTCCGATAATCCAAGCGCGTCAGCAATTTCGCCAGGGTCGATAGTCAATTTTGCTGAGACTGGAACATCTGCGTTTTCACCAATTATTGTCAACTCAAAACGTGCAGCCGTGGCATTGTAAGTCGCTGATGTCTGTGACATTGCTGGCGCGTATTCAATACCTGCCGCACTAATTTCACCCTGAATGGTTCGCGCTACGCTATTCAGTGATTCGTCATTTTCAAATGTCATTTCTAGCGTAGTAAACTTCACACCGTCGAGATTTCCGCTAATAGTTCCTGACAGCGGCAAAATATTATCTAGTTTATACGCGCCAGACTTACCCAAAAATAACGAATCACTAATTTCACGTTGATCACGCGCAAATGATATTTTTGAAGGCTGCACAATCGACGGCGAAATATAGCTGAAGTATTTAACCGCTCGTTTGTACTCTTCTGATTCAACGCCGAAATAACTTAATACATTATTCGCGCTGTTAAACTCTAAAATGGAATCGGGCGAAATTAAATTATTACGTGAAAAAATCCGTAGAATTAATTCACGCGCAAGAACAGAATTCCCCCCGCCCACGCCAGAAATGATATCGACATACTTACTCAGATCAATAGACATTCTATAACCCCTTTAAATCCTGCTTGTTCGATGATGAACGGACTTAACAACCGGCACTTCAGTTGTATAAATATTTTTATGTGTGATTTGTATATCAAAAGTCGGCCGGTCTTCATGACCTGCCTTGTCGCTCGGCACTGTAATGTTTTTTATGCTACCTGCACGGAATATATTCACGTCTTGTGCGAGTAATAAATTTTGAAACTCTGTTGATTGCATAACACTGAAAGCTAAATAAGCGAGGTCACCCGCCGTCATAGCAAAAGGCTCATTTTCATCGTAAACAACAGTAGAACTGACTTGATACGTCGGCGTTAAAATCTCAGTGGTTATTCTTTTGATGACCTCGTTTTGTTCGTCGTAGATTTCTTGATTACCCGCAAAGCCGTGATTGCCGTTTGTTATTTTGTGAATATAGAGTGTTTTGTCTGACGATGTTCCTTGCTGGGTGGGTTGATAACTTTGCCACACGTTGATATCGTCATAACCTCTATTCTTTAAACCGGCGAGTAAACTTGTTCGGATGAGTATAATAAGCGGATTATCTAACACGTTTTATTTTCACCTCCTGACAGACAGCGACACACCAGCCATCCTGAGCCGACCAGTCTTCAACGCTGCCGACTTTCCAGCGCTTACCGTTCCACTTGATTTCGTCACCGCTGTAGTCCCGCTCATCGCCGATAACTGACTGTGAAACAAACCACTCAACGTAATCAAATGACTCTTCCAGCCCCTGCCGGATCACTTTCTCTTTCGGCACTGCCTGCACGCTGCCGGATAGAATAGGCTTGCCGTCCTCGAACACCGTTTTTAAGTTGCCGTTCGCCAAGGTTTCGCGCTGTCCACTGTCGCGAAAATAGACCACCGGCTGTGAGCCAATAACGCCCAGCGCTACGTTTAACAAATTGATACCCGGTATCATTATTCATCACCTCCAGTCACTACGTGCGTGAGCGTCGCTAGCATCAGCCCTGAGTCATTTAACGGCTTGATAGATATCGCGCGGGCGCTCGGTCCCGCCTTGCGCGCACGGGCTTTTATCGTACTAATGGCTAACGGTGGGGTGAATATTTGGGTAATTTTCTTGCGAACGTCACCCGCTGCCATGAGGCCCAACGCTTCCATGACCTGCGCACTGGTGCGAGTCCCTTTTATTACTGCCGTGAAGCCTTTTTTCATCGCACCGTCCCACTCAATTTTTTTCTCGTCTTGAGTGGTCCGCATAAATGATCGCGCCGGAATGGTTAAATCCTCGGTGCCGTATTCCTGTACCACGGCGATCCCGGCAACCGGCTTCCCGTCCGCGTACCGCGCTGATTCCATCCATCCAACACGCATTTGCATGCTGTTGAGTTCGGCAATTTCACGACGAATACGCGCTATTTTGCTGCCACCATCCCCCCGCCATTGACCGGCCATCAGTTGAACACTCCCCCAACTTTGCGAAACGCCGTGCGCTCAGGTAAGCCGCCGATATATGCCCCGCCTGCTGATTTGATATTTAGAAACGCCCACAATTGCAAACCATACGGACTCGTTGATAGCCAAAATTGCCATGCACTGCCAGACGGCGGCGGCGTAATGCTCACCGAGACTTTACTGACGGTCGCGCCGGTCACAATACCTGCCGTTGTCTGCCCCTGCCGGATGAGATAATCCGACCAGACCAGGTGCGCGGTCATCAGATAGATAGCCATTTGATAGCAGTCGCCGCGTAACGTGGGGCCAACGCTAATGAAGCATTGCGCCATTGCGCTTTGATGAAGAATTAAGCCGTCAGGGAAAACAATCACATCACTCATTGCGGGGAAGCGTTCACGGAACTCTACAACACTGATATCGATGGTCATCACGTCACCTTAATTTTTCTTGGCTTTCGATGTCGTTGGCGGCTTTTCATCACCGGTAAAGTCATCATCAATCAGCGGTGCGGACTCGTCGCGGGGTTCCATTCCACTTGCCACGTCATCGGCTGCTGCGGGTTTGGCTTCAACATGCACAAAACCATTTTTTTTGTGACGTAAAAAAACCGGGTGAGTATTGAGCATGTCAACTTCTGCATCTTCTATAGCCGTCATTACGCCGCGTGGGGTAATGAGATTTTTGGTTGCTACGTTCGCGCCGCCTTTAATTGTTATCGTGCGTTCAATCGCTGGCATGTCATTTGCTGACTGTCCGTAAAATGTGTACTTAACATCCGTTGAAATTGTGGAAAAAACATAGTGCATAGAAACTCCTAAAAATAAAAAAGGAGGCATTGGCCCCCTTGATGTTCAATAGTTACTGTTAAATGCCGATCAGGCGAATAACGAGATACGGACGCTTGAGCAGCACCCCCGCCGTAGCGTTACTGAAATCTTCAACATAAACTTTGCTGCGTTTTTCAACGCCGATCACGGTAAATTTGCTCGGCACGTTTTGCGACCACACCTGACCGTCGTCACTTGAACCGTCATTGACAGAATCAGGGTATGCGTAAGTAACGCTTTCACCGCCCACCGCCTCTTTCATCTCCGGCGCTGTGACAAAACGCAAATTAGGATAGTTTTCTTTCACCCACTGGCGCACCGAGTTGCCGTAGGTTGACGTGACGCTCAGGTACTGATTAACGCCGGTGGGAAGTGCGATAGTGATCGGCATGGCTTCCGGGTCGATGGTGTCCATACTCGCAACTTGAAGCTCAACTAAAATACGGCGAATGTCAGCGGTAATTTCAAGGAAGGTTTTACTCTGCCAGGTCGTATCGCCCCCCGCGCCGGGTGCGGCGGTTAATGCGGGTAACAGGTTCGGTTCATTTAGAAAACCGTAGGTCATATTCGCGCCGTCGTTGTAGCCGTAAAAACCTACCCGATTACGCGAGACATCTAACGACTGTGCCGCGCTACTGCGTTTTTCCGCTGCTGTCGCAAGGCTCGCTTTAGCTGTACGGGCCTCTTCAAGAGCGCCGACCGAAAAACCTTGCTCAAAACGTACAATGCTGCGACGCGCATAACCCACTTGCCAAGACGCCAGCGGAATATTGCCGTGGTCAGAGTAAATAGCCGCGCTGCCAATAGGCTCCAGCATCCCCTGTACAATTTCTTCATCTTCCCAGGCTCCAACGGTCGCAATGCCTATCAACTCATCAATTTTGCGCGCGGCTGTAATCATGCGTACAAAGCCCGGTAGCCAGGCTTGCAGAAATTGGATAGGTGTCGGCGAACCGCCCGGCATCAGCCCCGGCAGCGGGGAAGGCGCTAGTCCGGTATCATTGCTGTCCAAGCCCATACCGCTAATCATGCTGCTAATGGTGCCGCGAGAGATATTAATCCCTAAGCGCCCCAGCTCTAAATGCGCGTTGCCAGTGATGTCTTTTGCTGTCAGCGACAACGGGCGGACATTGCGCGGCGCAAGTGAACTGTGAGTAACTGATTGTTTCATTTTTCGTCCTTTCTTAATTAGTCAGTTGCGCGACGATAAGACCGCCTGTCGCGCTGGTCTGCGGGAGTCGGGCTACTTTAGCGTTTGGAACGGCTGCGTGTCCTGCTGGCGCGGCGGTACCCGATGGCAAGGCCAACAGCGCCCCTGTTTCTGTTGAGTAAAACAGGTCGCTACCGACCGTTGTTGGCGTTGATACTTCAACGTTAATAATCGCCATATCGACAAACTCAGCATTAACGCCGTTTGGTAACGTGTTATTGCCGTCGTCGCCAATTCGGCTTGTGAACATGTGGGCCTTGGGGTTGGCGAGAATGCCCCAGAATGCCCCGGTCCCGCCTGCCGTGATCGAGCCATCGGACAGCACAGTAAAGGCGCGGCCAAACACGTTATTGGCCGGGTTTTCGCTGTTAAGTACGCCCGGTTTTGCGCGAAGTGGGCCATCAAATGACACTTCACCGACTAAGCCGAACGCTTGATCAAAGCGGACCGTTTTTTGAAAATTCATTATTTTTCATCTCCTGTCAGATATTTAGAAATCGCACTGCCGCTATCGATGGCGTCTAGGCCGGTACCGCTATACGTAGTCACGGGGGCGGCTTTGGCTGCCTGTAAATACCCGGACAAACAAGACAACTCCTGCCCTTTTGCGTGGGTGATTTTCAGCTTTTTAACACCGTACGCAGCAACTTCATTCGTAGTCATGTCGGCGTGATCGAAAGTGCCGACGTGACGAGACAAATCACGCGCCAGCGCATCACGGCGCGACACTTCACGCATCACGTTTTTGAAGCTATCCCGTTTTAGTGCTTTAATTTCTTTGTCCATCGCATCCAGCGCAGCGGCGGTCTCTTTGTCTTTGTCGTCCTCGTCGGCGGTACCCTCTTTATCCTTATCTTTATCCTCTTCGTCAGCGGTGCCTTCTTCTTCGCTATCTTTGGTACCTTCTTCCGGCTCTTCACTGTCCTTAGTGCCTTCCTCCTCTTCGCTGTCTTTTGTTTCTTCTTCGTTGTCTGTCGTACCCGCCGCATCAACGATTTTTTGCAGTGCAGGTAACATGGCCAGCAATGCGGCCAGTGCTTTTTTTTCTTCTTCTGTCATGTGAATTACATCCTTTGAGTCAAGTGTAAACGCGTCGAGTACAGCGACTTCTGAACCCATGCGTCCCTCGTCTACCAACGACAAATGATTACCTCTAATTTGTCGCTGGATAACGTCGTATTGGTCACCGTTGTACGTACCCGATTGCCATTCATATTTAGAGCGGTAGCCGCACGACAATTCTTTTTTGCCTTTGCGTATCAGCTCATCCATCGTTTGTGAAAAAACTTTGATATTCCCGTACAGAACGCCGTCCTCGTAATAGACACGCTCGCCGATCACGCCCTGTACGCCTTTCTCTTCTGCGGGTGTTAACCCTTCGTCCTCTTCACCCAACAAGCCGGGCGGGTGGTCGTCCGTCCACGGCAGCAATTTGAACGAGTCGATACACGCGGGATCTGATAGCTCATCCTCCGGGCGGTATACGTAATAAATCTTGCCGGGGTCAGGTGCGCCGGGAATGTTTTTGCCTAGGTAGGCATAAATACCGACTTTGCTTAAGGGGTTGTTCGGGGATTCAAACCAGCCGTTTGTATCAATTGAGCGTTCACTCATCGTCATCACCAAAATCAATTATTGGCCGTTTGGTACATCGGCAATAAGGCAACTGCCCGGGAGTCCCGCGCTCGCCAGTTCGTTTGTCAATAATCGGCGGGTCGTCTATATCGAAAATTCCACCATTTAGCCCAGCAGGCCATGGCAGCATGTGGTATTCGCGCGGATCATTGCTGCCGCCGCTGTGAACCCACTCAAATTTACGAATGCCCGCGGATTTCATGGCCGCTGTTGAAATGCCGTCGTACACTTTGCGGGTCTGGTCAAGCGCGACGTTTTTCGCCCAGTTACGCACCTTGACGCCTCTTTTTTCCAGTGCGGGCTGTAAATCCTGTAGTCCACGACCGGAAGATATTGAGCGCATCACTTCCGCGCCGATGTCGTCCAGATATTCACTCGGTACCCGCTTGATCAGGTTGGCGGCTTCATACCCTTTCGCCTGAATTGTTTCTTTCACTGTTGGCGATAACATATTTACTTTGATTGATACCCCCTCCCCGATTTCCTCTAAGCTGCGTTTAACGTCACTGCCCGCATTACCGGAAACCCGCTCCAGCATTCGAGCGGTCGCTTTATCTGTCATGTCATTGAACACGCTGTTAAATCGCCTCCGGAGCCGGCGCAGCAATTTCGCAGCACTGTTAGCGAGACTGCCGTCCAGCGTCGCGCCGTCGAGGACTAGCGAATCTGATTGTTCAAACAGGCGTTTTATTTCGGATTCAGATTCAACGCGGAGTAGATCGAAAGTGCGGGTAATGGTGTGCTGGTATTCGCTCCCTGCGCTAACTGACATAAACAGTGTTGCGCCACGTAGAATGCCGTCTTTGGGTTTAGGCGGTTGGCGTCTCGCCATTTTTCTCGGTGTTTTCGCCATTGCTCCCTCCCTCTGTCGGTGTCGGTAGCTCGGGTTCATCCTGTGGCTCCGCTGGCGCTATACCGCTATACCCACTGTTTTTATCGGCGATTAAACGGTCACGGACATCGTACTGATCGAGCGCCCCGGAATTTACCAGGTTCAAATCTGCCCGGCTGTTGATTTCGTTAATCTCTGCGTATTCTTTTGCAGTCGGTGAGTCGAGCGACTCCCAATTAACGCAGGTTTCAACCGGTTCAATATTGAGTTCAGGCGCAACGTGTGAGCGCATCAGTAGCAAATGATGCCGCTCAAGTAACGGGGTTAAATCATGAGTCTGTAGGCTTTCCAGCCCTTCGCGATAGCTGGCCTCTTCGTACTCGCCAGATGAGGCCCAGCCTTTTGGTTGAGTTTCGAGTAGCTTAGTCGCCGGGACATCAGCACCGGCAGCTACAAGCTGATACTGCGTCATGATCAGCGCGTCAAAGTCGGCAAGGGAAGTATCAAACTGCTCTAAGCTATCTTCTTCGTTATCAACAATTTTCACGCCGTAGTTGTCGCGGTATTTAATCCATGTAGCCATATTCTGATTGAACGCACTTTCGTTTGATAATGCCTTAGCCGCATCAGTTTTAAATATCGTTGTTCGCTTGCTGAGTGCTAACTGAGGGGCTTCGTTAGCTGTACGTTCTGAGGCGTAGACGCGCTCCATGATCTTCTGCGGCACCGGCACACCGCCGAACAGGTAACCAGGCTTCAAGATGTTGGCGACGGGATTAGGGATAAATATCATCAAGTGCGACCGATGGTACTTTTTGCCATTAATTATCCAGTGTGTTGGATTGTAAAAATTGGGTGATGTCGGATCTGTTAATCCCTCTGCGTCCAAATCAGGTGTACACCAATGAGGGTCGATTTGTACCACGCCTTTGTAACTGTTCTCCGTTACGCCATCTTCATTAAACGGGTTTTGATAATATTCGCTGTCGTCACTGTCAACGAGAAACAAAGCAACACGAACCCCGAAAATACGCCCGAAGGTGACAAAATCGCGCATCTGTTTATTGATGTTCATTTTTTTGTCGTAACGCTTAAGTAGCTTTAAGGCATCCGGATCTAACTCTTCGCCGCCCTCGCCTTGGATCGTATAGCCCTGTCTAATCGCATCACGGCCCGGCATGGCACAGGCTTTATATATCAACCAGTGCTGGGCAATGATTGCGCACATGGCGTGGCCGATAAAGTTACTGTTGGCATACCACATGAAGAGGCTGTCGCTAACAGTGCCGCCACCGCTCACGTGCGGGGACTGTAACGCCCCGCCGCCGTCCATGCTGTCCATCGTGCCAACTATCTGAGCCACCGGTTGAGTATTTGCAATGTGGCTTATCTTCCCCTGCAGCACTTCTGTAGCCGTCGCGCTATCGTCTGATTCGCGGTGAGTACTAAAGAACCCTTCACGCACTCGCTCTGGCTTTTGTGGTTCCTCTTTTTTCTTACGTTTAAACCATCCCATCATTGATCTCGCTTCAAGCGCCACAAATCGCACAAACAAAAAAGCCGAGGATAAAAACCCCGGCTCTCGTTCAAACGATTTGATTGATTGTTAAAGTAAAGTGCTTGCCGTTAATTCACTGATTGCCATGAGTTTGTGTGCTATTTACGTCGTGACGTGTCACACGATGCCGCAACGTATCGAAAGCAATATTTAGCATTTTGAATACAAGTTCGCTTAATAGTCATTATGTTAAATGGAGCAAAAAACGAACTATCCAAAAGTGGATCGCCGGATTTTTTCAGGTGCAAAACAAATCATCACAGTGTCGGCGTGGTTGGGTGAGCGGGTGCCGGATGGCGCTTTATCGACAATGATTTTCCCCGCCCCGTTGATTGTGTAAGTTGGCTGGCTCAATTCTGCAATTAGCTTTTCTTTTTCCGGCAGGTTTTCGTCAATACTGATTATCTCGTCCGGATCAAATGGCATACCCTTGACAACAGCGCGGTAAGACTCTTGAAATCTCATACGCAACGCCCACCACCCCTGCGCCTTACGATTTGCGAAGTAGTCTTTGTTGGTTCGTGCGTCTTTTTTCGTGTCCGCTTTGAATACAGGCTTGTCAGGGTAAATAACTTCACCGCTGCCCCGGAAGGGCTTTATCTCAACCTGCCGCTGTCCTGCTTTCTGTCGCGTCTCATTGATAACGCGCCCATCACCACGGCAACCCGCGCCGAGGCCGTCGGCGTCATAGAGCAGATAGTCACAGTCATTCTCATCACTCAATATCATTGCGTCTTGCGTAGTTGCGTAAATATCAGAGCCTTTCCCTGACCAGGCTTTCAGACGATCGAGCAAGACACCGGTTCGGCTTGAAAATGCGTTAAGGTCAATCCCTTCATCCGCCACGTCCAGTGCGCCAATACGTGCGCCCGATGGGGTTATACCCAATTTCGTATGCGCACCGATAGCGGCCTGAACCCATTCGGATGGGATCAGAATACCCTCAGCGGCGGCGTTGTAGTTGAGATCTAATTCTTGTGCGACGATGACCGGGTTATCTATTTTTTCACATTCTTTCTTATACCAGGCATCGTCTTTACGCGGGTCACTGCGCCAGTGGAATGTGAATACCGGTATTTTCCCGCCATGCCGTTTCTGCGCGAAGGGGTTATTCATGCCGTTGACTGACGAGAGATCAATGCGGCATCGGGTAGTTTGTGACAGCGCCGCGTCTATCAATAATGGCCGCTGTAGGAACGCGGCCTCATCAACAAGATAAAGCGTGGTACGGTCACCGCGCCCGATGTTATCACCAGCCTCGCCTTTTATTATCGAGCCACTATCAGGGAACTCGATACGCATATAAGGCGCATGCTTCTTATCATTCCACGAACCGCGAAATTCAGCCGGTAAAGTTTCAATGAATTTACGTGCTTTCCAGAACAAGGCCTTGGGGTCACCGGTGCTGTCTACATATTCTTCTTTGCGTGAGCCGAAGCCGATCACCATTTCTTTATTGAACAGGCATAACGCGCTGGCCATGCCGACCGCTGTCCAGCTCAGGCCCATTTCACGGCTTTTCTCAGTGATGCCGTTTTCCATCCGTTCCCGGCGCTCCATAATCCAGTGGATCCACTCTTCCTGCTTGGGAAATAAAAGAAATGGGATGGTGACCGGTAGCCCGTAATCAAGATTGCGCGGGTCTGTAGTCATACCCCAATCGATAATGAACTGCGCTGGGTTATTGCGGTAGAACGCTCGCATGGCTGGCAGCAATTCAGGCTGTTGGCGTATGCGCTGTAGTCGCTCCATTCTCCACTCAAAAACCTGAGTGTAATCCGGGTTCTTGAAGTCAAACGGAAACGGTAATGGCATAATTTTTTCCATAAAAAAAGCCCGCCGAAGCGAGCCTTTAGATAAGTTGACGATATTTAGAGAACGTTTATTTCTAAACGCTTACCTAGCGCCTTAAGCGCCGCTTCTATCGTGTCGATTTTTGTCGTGTGCCCAAGATTAACAATGCGGTTAACGTCTTGCGGGCGTGTACCCAGGCGACGGGCAAGCTCTGCCGGTGTTGTTCCTGTAGCCAGCATAGCGTTAAGCAATAGCACTTTGGCGGCCACGCTTGCAGGCACCTCGATAAACTCCTCACCGTCTGTGCTTGGCATGGGTACCGGGCGCTGGTCTTCAAAATAGAAATCAAACGACGTTACAAGGGCGTCTTGCGCCAATGATAGCGCTTCTTCCTTTGTAGCTCCGCCAGTTAATGCTTCTGGTATATCCGGGAACGATATACACCACCCGGTTTCGTCATGCTCAAATTTTATTGGATATCGCATATTTGACTAAGTGAATCTCCGCGAGTAACCAACCCCGAAGGGCTGGTTTATTATTTAAGTCCAAGTTGCTTAAGAATCGCTTTTCTCAGAGGCTCCGGTATTTCTTTCCCCGGATGTCTTGGCATTATCGTTTGCTTGCCGTTTAAGAAAATCTTCAAGTGATTAGTGCCATTCGAAAATTCAGCTCCTTGCCCCGCTAGCCAACGCTGGAACTCGCGTTGTTTCACTTCCTCCTCCTGTTTATTTAACTTGAAACAAGTATAAACATTTTTGCTTATATGCGCAATAGAAGATTAAACATTTTTGTTTATTTATTACTGATATCCAGCGCACTATCATCACTACACTAAATTGCACGAAAAGGGACTTTTTAACATAAGGGATGTTACACGCACCGAGCGTATAGCACTCATCAAGATAATGAATCGAAAGGCTTATTTGTCAGGGTTAACTGTGCGGAATGTCAGAAAATCGAGTGCATAAATGATGCATAAATTAACCTATATTTTGCATAGAGGCTTTACTCGTCGAACCGGCTATTTCTGGACGTTTACCAAAATTACCCCATCAGCTTACGATATGCCTCGGCGGCTTCATCCGGGGTTAGGTTTGACGTTTGGATCGGGCCACCGTTCGGGCCGGTCAATTCGGCTTTCTTCGGTGCTTCCCATCCGCACATTTCAGCCAGTTGCTTGATGGCAGCTTTCGGATCATGCAGCTTAATTTTTAGCCCATCCTTGCCAGTGGATAATTCAGCGACGGCAGCCAGGTGTTCGGGCTTAATATTCTTGGAGTCCTTAAATTTCCACGACGCCTGAAATACTGGTTGCCCTTCCTCGTCCTCGCCAATCTGATAATTGCCAAATGTGGCGATGTCATGAATTGTCGTGCGCCCCATCAGCGTTAGTCGTTCCATCGCTTCCGTGTAGGTCATGATGGCTTCGTTAACTGTTTCGTACTGTACGGACTGGAGGAAGGCTTGGACGTTAGGATTTGTTAGGATTTCAGATGCGCATGATCTGGCTGTATCATCTGTCTTTGCCTTACCTCCGGCTTTTCGATATGCGCCGGTCTGGTTAGCACCATCGAGTAGTGCTGTAACGAATTTCTTCTGTAACTGCGTCATGGCATCAAAAAGCGCTTTCTGCTCAGACGTCAGCGTCTTTTTCATGTCCATTTAGAACTTCCTGCTAGTGATTGAAATATAATGCCGGGAATTTTAAAGACCACTCGATATCAATACAGCGTGTTTATGCTGTTTTTCGTGTTGGCCACTCACCGATTTCAGAATTAAATAAAATGACGCCTGCTCGTTAGTTGGCGGAGGTGGAGGCGGTGCGGCTGGCCTCTTGACTGTATCGCCGGGCTTGTACGGAGGCGGCGTAGGGGCTTTACGGCTCATTGCGTCTGGCCTCTATTTGATGAATATTTGCTTTATCCAGATTGCACAACTCAATAACTGTCAGCAACTCACCGTTCAGAGCCAGGCTGTCACCCCATGTCAGTTCGTCAGGGATGAGCGGCGGTATACAATCAGAAAGCAGGCTGGCGGGTATGGGTACGTGCGGAGTCTGTACGTATTTTATTTGCGTGATTCCGCAGGCGCTCAACAGCGGCAACAGGAATAGAACGAGTAGCGCATTCGTCCGCACTGATATCTTTTTTAATTGCAGCAACGCGGACCTCACTATTATTTCTAATGTTGGTTTTTTCATGCTCGTTGGCCTTGGCGATATCGTTAAATAACTGAACTGTGCGGACCTGATTATTTAAAATTGATTGAGCCTTGTCTCTCTCATCCTTTATCGTTGCTACATCACTCTGAAGCGTTGTGGTTTGTCCTTGATAGTAAACAACGCCCACGAGCAATGCAGCTATTACAGCGATGAGTATTGCCGTTACCCGACTCACGGCTGATATTCTTTGTGTGACAGTTGAAAATGAGGCCCGTCTTTTAGCGCCTTCCAGTCGCCGCCCCACTCAATATTGACGCCAACGTCTTTGGCTGCCAGCTTGAATGCTGTCGCTATCTGCTCATAGTATTTCCATTCCCATGAACCGCTTGCTGCTGGGTAAGCAAATACGTCGATAGCGTGGCCGGTAATATGTCGGCTATTCATCGTCTGGCTGGCACCCTTGGCTACCAGCTCTTTTTGCCGTTCTACTGTGCGTAATCCTTCGATAACACCGAAATCAACTGCTGACAGCTCGAGGGCGCGGCGAACGACTTGCACCAGTGCTGGGTTAACGCCTTTCAAGTTGTTTTCACTGCGCTGGCTGAAACGAAAATTATTGATTTTCATTGCTGCCCCCAGTCTTGCTGCCAACCATGCGTTTAAGTACCGACCCAATATAATCAGTACCCATATATCCGATAAATACGCTGAGTATTAATGTCCAGCCCGGCTCTACGCCGAACATCGTTAGTACGTCTTCAATAAACCAGGCAATGAGTGAGCACATAGCAGCATCAAGCATGACTTGCGTCCGCCCTCCACCGGCGTACATGCCGCGCAAAGTTGCCATAATTGCAGCCAGCCCGGCGCTGATAAGTTCGCCGCGATGCTCTCCGATCCATACGATGATCAGACTCCAAATATCCGGTGACCTGTGCATTTTCATATCCACCCCCCGTCCGGGGAATCCTTTCCCGGCATTGTCGGGGGTTATAAATAGAAAAGGCCACGCAATAGCGCAGCCCTAAAATAGAGACCATACCGAGGAAGTGCTCGACATGGTTAAACGAAAAAAGGCCCACCGAAGTGAGCCTTGAAATTAGTTGGTTAATATTTTCATATAGTTAATGAATGTCACCCTCACCAATGAGGGCGACCATGCCGAGGACTTGCTCGATATGGTTATGCGTGATTATTTCATAACGGATAGTGAAAATGATAACGGATAAGGATGTGGTGCCCGCCTTGGCGAGTGTTGGATTTAACCAATCCAGTACCCATGCGAATGTAGAAATACCATGTTTAATATTTGTGAGGTATATCACTTGCAATGTAGTCTATTTTCGATTACATTAATCACATAGACAACGCGACGAGGTAAACGAAATGAAATTATTCCACGGCTCTTACAGCAAAACAGCACCAGTTATCAAAGTTGGCGCTTATGCACTTGGCTCTTCGGATAACATTTTTGATGGATTGTTTGCCTCTGCTGATATTGAGATTGCTTCATCACACGGTAACAATGCTCATGCGTATATTGTTGAAGATGAAAAGATTGCAACATCTTCTGATTTGGACGCTCGATTTGAAGAAGTTCATGCATTCTTAGCTGAAGAATTGAGCATTGACATTGAAGATGTTACTGAAATAGCAGATCGCGTTATGTTTGATAACGACTCAGACGTCACTGATTTTGCTGAAATCCTTTCTCCTCGTAGTAATGCGTTTGACGGCGGTCAAGGTGATTTAAGCTGGGAGCTACAGCGGTTGCGTGGTCGTGTTGCTGCTCACCTCGGTTTCGATGCAGTAGAAATGGATGACGAGCACGGCACTTCATACTTAATCGTAAATCCAGCAATCAAGGCGGGTTGATATGGAACTAATCGAATATATCAAACTGAATTTTTCAGCCAATCAATCTGAGTTTGCCCGACACATGGGCGTTGATCGACAAAAAGTCCAAGTGTGGATTAAGGGCGAATGGATTGTTGTTGGAAATAAGCTTTATGCTCCGCGCCGCGATATTCCTGAAATCAATATGTAGAAATGAAAAAGCCCCGGCGATTAACCGAGGCTTCTTTGTGCTTGCGGCACCGACTTAAGACAGATACGGCACCTTACCTACTTATCATTGCTCATTTGTTCAAAAGTGTCAACAATTTCTATGCAACTTTCTGAATTTTACCTACACGTTTGCGGTTGTTCATCGCAAATAGCAGCGGTTGGTAAATCATAAAGACACTAGCCTCCAGTATTTCTTTAACTTCTCTGCGGCAGGTTGATAGCGATGGACGCTTAAATCGATTTCCCCCACGCGTGGTTATCTTGCGGGGATTTGCACTCTTGTGGCTGTAGACTGATATTGCGTATTCAGTTGAGTTGTTCACGTAGTAGCTCATCAATATCCCGAAGGCCTTTGCATCAATGTACATGACAGAATCTACGACCTGAGAAATCAACATTCCGTCATCGTCATTGCACATCGGCCTTGATGGGCTTCCCTGCGGTTCTACTGTCGCCATGTACTGAGCTATAACGCTGCTCATGCGTTTCTCTAATCTCCCTGAGTAAACCCATGCGCCCCACAGTTCAAGCCATCCATTGACCCAATCATGCTGTTCTTTGGTTAGTTTTAACTGAGCTACATTCATACCGACCTCTTCCTGCCAGTTGTCCCAACCATCAGCCGACCATTAACAATGGCGTGGCGTTCGCCCTTCACGTCATTTGCGTATTTCTTTACTGTTGAGCGCTGAGTATTTAGCTGGGCTGCTACAGTTGATTGGTTTCCATAGGACGCGATAAGTAATTCGGGAATGGTTTTGATATCTGCGTTCACGCTGCCTCCTGAAGTTTTTTAAGCTCACGTAATTTCGCTCTGTACAGCGCCCTGATGCTGTCGAGTTCTTCGCGGGTGTATCGGTGGGTGGTGTTGTTGTTTTCGAGCGCCTCAACGCGCTGAGTGCCGATTTTCTTTACAAGATTGATGCGGTACGGCGTGATATTTCCTGATTGATGGGTATTACATGCACTGCATTGTTTATTTATATTGTCCTCGTCGTAACGAATCTGTGATGCCTTAGCTATCGTTCTGAAGTGCCCTGCATGCCATTCATACGCTTGATATGTGCCGCAGCTAATACACGGTTCGTCAACATCTCGGCCCTTGGTGATGTAGTCGTTTATCGCTCGCTGTGTCATGTCCTCCCAGTGTTTGGGTGGCTTCAACTTAGCCTTACGCTCTCGCCAGGCTTTTCTTTCTTCCAATGCCTTATCAGCCGCTTTCTTTTCAGATTGCCGCTTTTGGTAGATGTAAGCACAGTTGCCGCAGCAGACTAATTGGAGGGAATTTCGAGGGGTGAACTTAGTGGGGCAGACTTTGCACTTCTTTAGCTTGGGCGGCTTATTCTTCGGCTTGCCGGTTATCATCGGCTTCCTCCAGCATTTCTCTCGAAGCGTTTTCACGTTCGCATTGATCGCAACTGTATGTCTCGTCGGGCCTTAGCAAGCCAAGGCAGTAAACGCATATTGATTGGGGGAGTTCAGGCTTGGTTCGGTGGGATACTTTGAATATTGAGTTTTCCATTACTGCAACTATGCTGCTTTGCCTTTGTCGCATTGTGTGTTTCCCCATCGATTGGCCCACTCGATCTCCAGCTTGGATGCATCACTGAATTTCACCCCCTGCTCTGTGCCGAACCAGTAGATAGCCTCGATGACTTCCACCATCTCGCTGACTCGCATCTTGCTGGTACGCTGACCGAACATCACAACGCCACCGCCGATACCCGGAGCCGTGCGCTGATCCTGATTTTTGGCCTTGGCCACCATTGCGGTAATCAGGTCTTTCCAGTCAGCCTCGTCGTACTTTTCACCAAACCAGAGAACCTGCTTTGACAGATCATGCAAAAGTGGCCACATTTTTCGATTCTGGTCATTGCTGCGTTTTTTCTCCTGAATGAGAACCTCAAACGGCTTTTTCTCATCAAGTGGCATGTTGCGGATGGCGGATATAGCGTTGTCGCGGATCTGGGCATTGCGGAGTAGATAGGTTTGCTTGCTCATAGTGTCTTCTCCGGCGCGACGTAGAGCATGTCGGCGTAGCGCCCTAGCATACTTTCAAAGCTGCCAGTCAAGCCCAGCACTGATAGCATCGCAAGCGTTGGCATGTTCGGGACCAGCTTCCAACCTTCCGGTATCTCCGGAGAGTTCAACTGTGGGGTGGTGTCAACGGTCATAATTTCTTTTATCTTTTTCTCTGCGAATAGATATCTATCTTTCCACGTCACTCTACGTCTATGCACGTAATCGATAGTCTCTTGCATAGAATCAATCTCTTTCTGTGCTTCTTCTATCGCACGTTTAAGTCTTTCATTGTCTGCCGTAGCCGCTGCTTTAGCCCTCTTTGCAGCTAACGCGATTCGGGCTAGGACTATAGTGTCATTTAGTGCCGGGTGATGCCCGAGATTGCCGCTTGCAATCTCTTCCAGTCTCTCTACAGTGAAACTATCTAATTCTTTCATGCCGTGTATCTCCATACGAAGTTGCCGCGACGAGAAAAGTGTTCGTCCAGTTTGATGGCATCTATTACCTTGATTTCCTTCCTGATATTGGCACAGGTAAATTTTTGCTCGTGCTCTTTCTCCAAGTGGTTTCGAATGCTCCATGTAGCCATTCGTACTGGGTATCCCGCGCCTAAATTCTCGTCCTGCCATGCTTTGTACTTCTTGAAAACGTCAATTATTTGATTGGCTAGTTCACTCATTCACTCTCTCCCTTGATTCGAATACCGGCAGTGCGGCTGGCTTGCCACAACTTCCAGGCGTTGCGAGCGGCAAGCGAGTAGTAATCAATTTCAGGCTTTTCATCAGTACCGTGGTTATGCATTTCAAGCATAATTTCAATATGAGATTGACCGGCATATTGTTTGCGAAATTCAGCCTCGAAATCTTCCCGCGATTTAGTTATGTCCATCATGATTTCCTCGAATTAGCGCCAGTTGGCAGCCTGTTTAGGCTCATTTTCATTAGCAGCAAATTGTCTCGCGGCCTCTTCCTGATCAATGTTAGTGAAGTGACCATTTCGCCAGCCCATGTAAAACGTATTTGGTTTGCCAGAGCGGTATTTGCCGATAATGATTTCTGCCAGCCCTTTCATGTTGCTGTTCTTGTTATAAACCTCGTCGCGATACGGGAAGATAAGAACGTCTGCATCTTTCTCGATAGAGCTTGATCCAGCGAGATCACTCATGTTCGGGCGCTTCTCCTGCCGGCCTTCCGCATTACGGTTAAGTTGCGCGAGGAGAATGACCGGGACTTTATTTCGAAGGCAGAATTGTTTCAGCTTGCGGGTCACTGCTGCAATGGATAGGTCATATCGATCAGCCTTTGGCAAATTCATCAGTTCAAGGTAATCAATCGCAAGGAAACTCAACCCTCCATCCATGTTCATTCGCTCAGCGTGCGCTATACATTCGTCAACGGTGAAAGACCCGTCGATGACATAGTTATTTTCGTTCAGCAGAGTGCCTGTCGCTGCTGTTAGCCGGGTGTACTGCTCCTGAATCATCCCTAGTGGATTGCGTAAAGCCCCAATTGCCAGCCCGGAACGATCTGCAACGTGACGCTCAACAACTTGCATGTCGGACATTTCCATCGACACAATCAGGCCTCTTCCCTTCTGCCGACCGATTGAGTTAGCGATATTAATTGCCAGTTCAGTTTTACCCATGCCCGGCCGACCGGCGATGATGATCAGGTCAGTACGGTCAAAGCCACCATATTCATCGTCCATAGGATCAATGCCGGTTTTTAGATAGAGCCCAGACTCAGCTCCATGCATTCGCTTTTCCAGCACCTGCATGTAATCGTCCAGCATGTCACCTACTCGGCGGGGAACTTTATCATTAGTCTCAAACTGCAAGCGAGATACAATCCCTGACACTTCCGCTATGCACTCGTTGATATTGTGAGATCCGGCGCTGCGCAGGATTTCCGCCGCCCTGATGAATTCAGCCTCACCCTTGCGTAGCATCCAACACTGACGAACTCGCTTGGCCCACGCCTTGATGTTTGCCGATGATTTGCATCGAGATGAGACGGTCAACACCATGTCTTTAGTGCCAGCAGGGACGGCCTCTTGAATCGTAAATGGGTCAATAGGTTCGCACTTGCTAAGCAGCGCGGATATCACTGAATACATGTTTCGTAGGTGGAAGTTCTCAAAGGCGTCAGCAGGAAGCTTGCCGGTGATTTCGTGACAGTCAATGTGATCGCCCTTAATAATCATCGAACCAATCAACTGCTCTTCAAAGTCGTAACTGTCCATGCTAAGCCTCCTGACTAATAACTTGGTCGATGATCCTTTGGGTTAGAGCAGTATCTATCCCGTATTTCTTACCGGCCGGATTTTCGCCCATTGCAAACGAGCTTGGCGTATAACCGAACTCTATGTAGCCATTGATAAACGTGTCCATGTCTCGCGGGATGCGCTTTGTTTCTTTGCAATGCTTAAGGTGGGATTCATACAGGCGTTTAAGCCCTTTCTCGGTAGTGGTGCTGATGCTTACTATGCGGGGTAAGCCGTGCTTATTTGCTTTTTGGTTCCATGTTTCTTTGAAGCGCTCACGGTCAAATGTGAATTTTGACGATGCTGGCTGTTTGGCTTTTGGTTTATCCTTCTCGACCAAAGTCCCCTCTGGGGATTTAGGGGTAGTTTCTTTTTTATTTAAAGTATTTCTTTTGTGTGTATCCAATTCGGTAACAGTTGGTGTTACCAAGTCGGTAACAGTTTTTGTATCCTTCTTGGTAACAATGTTACCTATTCGGGTACTTACCGGAATTTTCCACTCAGAAATATTTTTATTTGGCCCTATTTTTCTACCATCTGAAAGGATGACTTTCATCTCAATCAGCTCGTTTCTTGCAGTGCAGACCTTCTCTCTACTGATTCGACATAGGATTGCTAACTGACTGTCGGCAATGCGATCCATCTTCTTTTTATAGCCATAAGTCTTGCGACATACAGCGTGCACCACCTTGGCTTGATTTTTCGTCAGATTAGCGCCTATAAGCTCCTCATAAAGTTCCATGGCCAGCATGATGAAGCCATCACTGGTATCTGCCACGCGACACTCCACAACCTCCAGATGAGGCCTGATAGGTGAGACATTGTTGTTATAATCGATAGCGTTACTCATTGGCTTTCCCCTGCATAGATTTGACGGTCTTGAATGTCTCAACGAACCGACGTCCGAAAGGTTCGTTGTTCTCGCAGACCATGACTAATTCGTCCGGCTTTGCAGAACGCTGCTGAGTAACATCTCGCTGTTTTGCGTTAGTTTTCTTTCGCATGTATAATTACCTCTGTAATTGGCTTGCATACCTGATTACCGATGCCCTAACAGTTACTGCTGTTGGGGCATTTTCTTTAGAACAAAGCTGGAGTCCTGCTGGCTGGCTTCCTGACCTTGTCTTTCTTTGCATCGGCCTTATCAGCCGCCGTTGTGTTCTTGATTGCCCATGCCTTAGCAAGTCGCAGACAGTCATCAAACATCTTTCCCTTTGCGCTCGCCTGTGAGCTGCGCCGATAGTGGTCAACGCCAAAATTTGCCCCCCCCTGAGCGATTGGTAACGAGTACCCAGCCGCCAGAAGCTCTTGCTTGATGTTGTGCTCGATAAATTGGATGTGGTTCACTAGAGCCTCCGTTAAGCGCTAAACCCCACTGATTGGTTGTTATGCTGCGTAAGCAACTCAGCGACCGACTTAGCCAGCCGGTTAAGCTCCTCGTCTTCCACTCCGTATTCCAATATCGCCAGCATCATGCTCACCTGCTGGAAGAAGCCGTGCTTCCACTTGCTTATCCGTGACTCATGTATGCCCATCTGAGCAGCAAACTTCCCCTGCCCCATCATTGCGATTTTGTTCAGTAAAGTGGTCTCAATCTTCATTGCTTTCTTGCTGTTACTTGCACGTTCCATCAATTAATCTCTCCATGTTGTTTAAATATTTGTTGTTTAATGTGCACCATTGACAGTCAACCTTGACCACGCCGGGCACCCGACCATATACCGGGCCGTTCGGTTACTAAGTTGTTGTTAAGCTGCTTTTTCCGGGTGAGGGAATAAGTCAGGTAAGTCTGGTCGAACTTCGTGAGCTGAAACTTGCCCTCCCGTGGCGTTTACGATGGCACTCACCTTCTCTGGAGAGACCAAGCCGCCATTCAGCCATTTATGAACGGCTGGCTGGCTAACACCACAAACGTCAGCAAGCTTTTTCTGGCTACCGACGATGCTTAAAGCTCGTTGGATAACTAAATTCATTTAAAAGCCTCTTTTGGTTATGTGATATTGGAAAAGATAACCCAAGTTATGCCAATTGTCCATAACCTTTGTTATTTGCATAAACATAACCGGGGTTATAAATTAAGCATATGAACACATTTGCAGATCGTTTAAATAAAGCCTTACTAGAAGAAGGCTTATCTCAGGAGCAGCTTGCTAAAGCTGTTGGGCTGACTCAGCCTGCGATTCAAAAACTAACGTCAGGTAAAGCAAAATCATCCCGAAAAATCCTTGAAATATCAGAAGCATTAAAGGTTAAGCCAGAATGGCTTGGGCGGGGTGAGGGGCCGATGCGTGAAGACGGCGTAAAACCACATCATCCAGACTCAACCATTCCTAGAGAATCAGAGTGGGGATCTGTTGATGCATGGGACAGTAAAACACCGCTCCATGACGATGAAGTTGAAGTCCCATTTCTTAGGGACATAGAGTTTGCTTGTGGAGATGGGCGATTGCCGGACGAAGATTATAACGGGTTTAAAATTCGCTTCTCTAAAGCCACCCTGCGTCGAGTAGGAGCTAACACGGATGGTTCTGGGGTTATCTGTTTTCCAGCAGCAGGGAACAGTATGGAGCCAGTAATACCTGATGGCGCTACCGTTGCAGTGGATACTCAAAATAAAAAAATCGTGGATGGTGAGCTATACGCCATCAACCAGGGTGGGCTGAAGAGAATCAAGCAGCTCTATCGACGTCCAGGCGGCAAAGTAACAATTCGCAGCTTCAATCGCGAGGAAAATGATGATGAGGAAGCTCTGGAAAGCGAACTAGAGATCGTTGGTTTTGTTTTCTGGTACTCGGTCATTAGATATCGCAAGTAACCCACTGCTAGCCCATAGAGGGGTGGTGGAAATGGGTAAATTTTAAAACTCTGGAGATTATTCAATGATAAGAATAGGAAGACTTCTGCCAGGCGGCGTTATCGTCGAAGAGGGACAGCATCGCCCAATAAAAGGTGTTGCAATGCTTCCGACTGCCGACGGAAAAACCGAAGAAGTAATTGTTTTCGCAAAACAAATTTCTTCACGGAGTATTTCCACAGAAATTACCTGTGCTGCGCTTGGTCGATGCCTTTCACTTCCAATACCAGAACCAGTAATCCTTTTTGATGAAAATGACCTACCTTTTTTCGGAAGTGTTGACACGGCTTACCCTAGTTTTTCGCAGTACATTAATGATACTTCAGATAAAAGTGTTCTTGAAAAATTGGAGTCATGGCCTCTGCTTCGCAAAGCTGCATATTTTGATGAATGGATCGCGATGGATGATAGGCACAACGGGAACCTACTGTTCAATGGGGATGGCTTTTACTTAATTGATCATGAATCCGCCATACCTCCGGGACTATCACCAGAGCAAAGTGGCATTGACTATTACTCCAACCAACTCCTCCAAATTGCCAGCAGCCTACTCGATCGGAAAAACGAACTTGCGGTGCAAATGGCGGCAAACGAAGCTAGAGCTTGGTCTGTTGCTAACAAGCAAGAACCGATTGAAAACCTTGATGTAGTGCTATCCTCTACTGTACAAGAAAAGACAAAAAAACAGATGCTGTCTTTTCTCGCCACTAGAATAGAAGTGCTTGGTGATATACTCTATGAGCAGATCAAGCCCAAACAAGTACAGATGAACTACGATGCTAAATCTTGACGATCTCTTAAAGACAGCCCCTCAGATGCCTGCAATTATTGGTAGCTGGATGCCTGTATACTTTGAGCCTATGCTTGGCTCAGGAGAGAGGCTTGTGATCATTGTTGCAGCAGTTACATCGACAGGAGAAGTTTTAGTAAAGCCAGCAATCAGGAAAGAAGTGATAGAGGCAATGTATGGCTTTAAATCTTCTGGCTTCACTAATATGGTTGAACTGATTTCTACCAGCTTAAGCTCCCACCTTAACCAGAATAAATCATTTACTGGCTGGCAACCTCCGGTTACTGGTATCTCTATTGGGGAGCCACGCCAAGCAGCATCTTCTAGTGCTACAGGTATCTTAAGGCAAGCCGTCTCCTTGTCATCTAGCCTTTCTTCATTGCTTGATGATGAAATGTTGTCATCCAAAAAGCGTACAAACACAACAAAAGAAAAAGACCGCTGGTCTACGCAACTCATTGATGCTGTTATAAAAGAGGATATTCACAGAGAAGTCTTCTTCAACAGACAATATGTTTTTTCTGACGGACATAGACCTGCCAAAATATTTTATCTCAGTGATTACGCAGCAATAAACACAGGAAAGTTATTGCCGTCAAATCTAAATGAGCTAGTTAAGGATAGCAAAGCGAAAATTTCAGACTTATCAATGATAAAAAAACACAGTAACTTGTTCGATAGGGACACACATGAAATGGTTGTTTTTCGCCCTTCAGATGACAACCCTGCTTACTCGGAAAAGAAAATTGCATTAATAAATAGTGCCTTCCTTGCCCTTCAGGATCTGGCACATGCCTATGATGTACGTATAACTTCGGTAAACTCAATCGAGCAAGCAGCTAGAATAATTTTGAAAACCGCTGCTTAGATTATGATGCCCATACCCGGCCCCGCTGCCGGGTTTTTTGTGCCTGTAATAGCGCGATCCCAATAACGTACAATTTTAGGCATTAAACGGCTGCAATGCCGCATACAGCATGGACTTACCCGCGATCCATATATAGGTGCCGCCTGACCACCACCTTAACTAATTGATAATAGCGTAAAGATCTGCAAATCACTCCTCATTGCCCCCCAGTAGGGTACCATCCCGATCCCCCTCCTCGGTTGACAGAACAGCACCATAATGTAAAACCGGTTGACACGAAAAAGACTAACCTCTCACCACCCTACTTCACCAACCCTTCCTCTAGCTGCTCTACTGCCAGCTTTATAGCTAAATTGGATTCGCCTGTCTGCTCCATGATTTGCCAGTGAATCCGCTTTAGCTGATATGCTACCTGAGCACGGCTTATCTCATCACCGTTCTGTGCCAGCATCAAACAGCTTTCCCCTACCAATCTGCACGCCTCGTTATATACCGAATCTGAGTCTGACATTCCAACCTCCGTCTGAATTTCACCCAATTTAGCACACTTTTCACGCCTGATAGCCGGTGCGAAGGGTCACGCCTGAATTATTTTTGAATTAAATTCCTTTTGTTATCATGCGAATATAACTTTATTCATTGTTATTATAAATAAGGTTATTGCCCCAACCCATAACTTAGGTTATCTTTAATCCATCAACACGGCAGGACGCCAACTAAGCAACACGCACCGAGGTGAGCGATGTAATCACTTCCGGCCCCGAGAGGGATCGACCGCTAAGTGTTCTTTAAAGGAGACGTGAATTTATACCCTGTCGCTGTCAGTTCGAGGTGGCAGACGGAACTACTCGCCGCGCCAGTCAGGAAGACAGGCTGCTCATTAACAAAGCGAGGGACGACAGCAGAGATGCTAATCAAACCTCGTGACGGACTTCTACCGCCGCTTGCGGTAGACCAAAGAGAAGTTGGCTTTGGACTGGATGATTCACAAACAACCTCGCGGGAAGAATGATGTGGTGCCGCGCATCCAGTACCAAAGCCAATCACCAGAGGTAATTAAAATGACAATCAAATTAACAGCTAGAGATATCAAGGTAAGAGTTTTAGAAATGGTGCGTCGTCAGTGCGGGAAACGTGATGTATCAACAGCTTACTGGATGAAAAAACGAATTGCAGAAATGAAAGCGCGTGAGGCGATGGCTTATCTAACTGATTCACGCTACGAAGTAGCGCCGAGAGCCAAAACGGCAATTGTTGACTGGGTTGCTGATTTAAACCGAGTTTAACCAGTGATTTTACCGCTGCCCTTAGTTAAGGGGTAATAGATGAAAACTGAATTAGGTATAAAGGTCGATATTGACGTTAAGCGCATTAAGACGTGCATCAAAGTGCGCGATACATTTACCGCAGATGTGATTGGTGTTGATGGAAACTCCATCGGATCTATAGAAAATCAGTATGTCCCTGATTTGTTTCCGGGGCAGCACTATGGCGATTATCTGGAATTAGATATCGATATTGAAACGGGACAGATCCTAAACTGGAAGCCGCCTTTCCCTTCAGAACTTGAGCAGCTAGTAAGCATTCTAGAAGCCGAATAATTCCCCCCCCCCACCAATCCCCAGAGTAAGCCTGACATCATCGTCGGTATTTTGCTGTGGGCTAAACACAAGGAAATGAGCATGAGTGATGAAAAAAAGGAACTGGCGCTCGTCACTTTGCCAGCCGAAAAAACAGATTTAGAAGTTGCGTTACTGAATGACAAATTTATTGATGAGCTGATTGATAACGTTCGCAAGACAGCCGGTTCAGTGGTTGGCGACCTGAAGACGACAAAAGGTCGCGGCGTTTACATCACGATGGCCGACCAGGTTCGCAAATCAAAGACAGCATTTGAGGTTCGCGCCAAAGAGTTGGTTGCTGAACTGAAAGCTCGCCCCGCTTTGATAGATGCCAACCGCAAAAAATTTCGTGATGAGATGGACAAAATTGCAGTTGATATCAGAAAGCCAGTTACTGAGTACGAGGCTGAACAGGAACGGCTAAAGCAGGAAGCTGAAGCCAAGAAGAAAGCTGAGGAATTAGCAGCAGAGATTGAAGTAAAACACGAAATGGCTCTGCTGATGAATGACGCTTTCGACCGTGACGCTAAAGAGAAAGCTGAAGAAGTTGAGCGCCTGCGCAAGGCCCATGAAGAATTCATTACTCAACAGGCAGCAGAGAAAGCAAAACGCGAAGCTGAAGATAAAGCCAAGCGTGACATTGAAGCAGCAGAACAACGTGAACGTGATGCAAAACTGGCTCAGGAACGAGCAGAGCAAAAAGCAGAACAAGACAAAAAAGATGCAGCTACTAAAGCTGAACGCGAGAAGCAGGAAGCTATCGCATCCGAGCAACTTAAAGCACAGCAGGAAGCTGAGCGAGTACAGCGTGAAGCTAAGCAGAAAGAAGATGCCCGGCTAACTGAAGAGAAACGAATTGCTGATGAAGCAGCGGCGCGAGCGGCTAACGTCGAACACAAGCGCGCTATCAATCAACAGGCCGTGGCTGATTTAGTCGCTACCGGTATCCCTGAAGAATGTGCCGTGCAATGCGTTAAAGCCATTGCTAAAGGCCAAGTCTCGGCAATCGCAATTACCTACTAATTAATCTGGAGTATCCCATGCAACAGCTAATTTGTGCAGGGTGGCCTTGCGTGGGCTGCTCTGAATCACTACTCGACCGCATATTTCGCAACGTAAAAAACGGCGCTAAGCGGATTATCGAAATATTAAATCAGCGAGGTGAGCCTTAATGGATATCGTAAAAACACTCCAACTACTCGCGGTTGATGCTCGCCGCGTTGGTAACAATGACTTGTTTCAAGTAGCCAATTGCTTATTTTACCGGGGGTCAAAATGAGTCTTGCAATTACAGAGCAAGAGAGTTACGCAAAAAGAAAAGAACACGTCCTGGACGCGCTGTATTACCGCAGAAAAAAACAGAGAAAAGTAATGCAGTCATGTTTGACTCTGGCGCGGCTGGAGTGGATTAACCAGCGCTACTTCTTGGGCGAACAACCGTTTTAAGGTGAGTTATGGAAACTAAATTGGTTTACAAGGCAATTGCAGCAGTGGCAAAGGATTTGTCAGAGATTGGTATTGCCAAGGACAGTCGGAACGCACAACAAGGTTTTCAATTCCGAGGTATTGACGCTGTGTATAACGCACTCTCCCCCTCGCTGGTGCGTAACGGGCTGGTTATTTTACCACGCATAACTGAGCGAACAGTTTCGGAAAGGGTCACACAGAAAGGCGGCGTTCTGTTTTATGTTGTGGTTAAGGCCGAGTTTGATTTTGTCAGCGTTGAAGATGGCAGTATTCACACGGTTGTTACATTTGGTGAAGCAATGGATAGCGGGGACAAAGCTACGAATAAGGCAATGTCCATAGCATACAAATACGCTGCGTTTCAGGCGTTCTGCATCCCAACAGAAGAAACTGCGGCTGATCCTGACGCTGAAATTCATCACCCAGCGGCCCGAACTCCAGATCAAATACTCGCCGACTTCACATCACAGGCGAGTAACTGCCAGTCTCTAGATGAACTACAGGGAATTTATACGCCAGCATGGAATGCGTTAGCTCGTTCAGTTGCGCATCAGGAAAAGTGCGTCGAGGTGTATAAGCATCGCGGATCAGAACTCAAACCTAAAAAGGCGGCATAGATGGCTAGCAGAGGCGTAAACAAAGTAATCCTGGTCGGAAACTTGGGCCAAGACCCAGAAGTTAAATATATGCCGAACGGCGGCGCGGTAGTCAGCATCACGATCGCGACATCGGAAAGCTGGCGGGATAAAGCGACTGGCGAGAAAAAAGAAAAGGCTGAATGGCACAGGGTTGTGCTGTTCGGAAAGTTGGCAGAAGTGGCTGGTGAGTACTTAAGGAAAGGCTCTCAGGTCTATATCGAGGGAGCACTGCAAACACGGAAGTGGCAAGACCAATCAGGACAGGATCGCTACACAACGGAAGTGGTAGTTAATGTCGGCGGCACGATGCAAATGCTCGGCGGCAAGCAAGGTGATACACAGGGAACTCAAAGCCAAGGACGGCAACAATCAGGCCCACAACATAAACAGCAGCAATGGGGCCAGCAACATGCGCAGGGGAAGCAGCAGGCGGCGCAACAAAATAACGAGCCACCAATGGATTTTGACGACGATATTCCGTTCTAGCAAAAAGAAATAACCCTCAAAAAATTCAAGCAGATCGCCATAAATTGCGAGAATTTCTGCTATCTAAAACACAGGAAATCACATGAATATTTTTATCGACATTGAAACCATTCCAGCGCAAGACCCAACAGTTAAACAAGCCATTGCTGATGGCATTACTGCGCCAGGGCAGTACAAAAAAGCTGAAAGCATTAAGGAGTGGCTTGATGTAAATCGCGAGTCAGCCGCCGAAGAAGAATGGAGAAAAACAAGTTTTGATGGTGGTTTTGGGCATGTTTGCTGTATTTCAGTTGCTGTGAATGATGGGGAAGTAAAAACATTTGTTAGTCCTGACTGGCCTAATGCAGAAAAGCATATCCTCGCAGACTTCTTCCAATTCTTGCATGAAAACTATGACCCATCACGCCAGACTCCGCCGGTATTTATAGGCCATAACGTTGCTGATTTTGACCTTAGATTCCTGTTTCAGCGAGCTGTTGTTTTAGGGGTTAGACCGCCACACTTCCTGCCTGTTGGTGCTAAGTCTTGGGATAAATCATTATTCGATACGATGACGGAGTGGGCCGGATACAAAGGCAGAGTAAAACTGGATAAATTATGTCGCGTCCTTGGGCTGGACTTGAAAGGCTCAGATATTGGCGAAGATATTGATGGTAGTAAGGTTTGGGATTTTGTCCGTGACGGAAAGATTGATTTGGTGGCGAAATATTGCGCTGGTGATGTTGAGCGCGTTCGTCACATTTTTAACCGCATGAACTTCACTGACGCCGCTTAATCACAAAGCCTCAAGGATGAGGTCTAACCCCCCCCCACCCCATTACCGGCAGCAAATCTGCTGAGGAATAGTTATGTCTGAAATATACGATTTAGAATCCGTTTATGACGAAAAAATCAGCCCGCTGATGAAGCAAATTATCGATATTTGCAATGAAAATCAGATGCCAATGATTTGCTCATTCGCTTTTGAAAACTGCGAAGAAAGAAACGTTGGCTACTGCACTACTATTTTGAATGGCTTCGATAACAGGTTTATCCCCGAATTCGGAAAAGCATTAAAAATCATCAGAAAAGAGCCAGAAGTCATGGGGTTCACAATTCGTACAGCGAGGGAGTAACAGTTGATGAATAACATCGAAGAGAGCCTTAAGGCCAACGTGGCATTATCCGATTTAATTGGCCCTGATGAGTTGACAGTCACCGTTTCTGTTTTATCTGCACTGATAGCTCAACTGGAAGCGGCACAGAAAGAGCGTGATGAACTGAAAGAGCTTAACCGCCATTTTGATTTATCTATTCGGAAAACAGAAGGGGTTAACGAGGTTTTACGCTCCAAGCTTGAAGCCGCAGAGCGGGTACTGATTAAACCGTTGCCAATTAGTGAGCTTATTCACAGGCTAGAATACCAGACATATGAAAAATGGTTCAGTGAGTCAGATGTAAAATACTTGTGGGGACGTGCCGCGAAATCAGAAGCCGCGTTATCAGCGGCAAACGAGAAGCTGAGTAAGCCTTTGGTAGAGGGGAATGCAGATGCTGAGTAAAGAGCCGGTACGAATTCGGCACAATTGGGATTCAGCAGTAGTAGCCGAATGTGATTTTTGCAGTCACACAAAAATGACTGTTCCACGCGCCGACAGTGGGCGTATTTGTGCTTCATGTTGTGATTCTGAGTTTTTATCAAGTTGGCAGGGTTACGCGAAAAGTCTGGAGACTGAGATTCTATCACTGCGTGAGCAACTTGCAGCGTTGAAAGCGTTGGAGCCATTCGCGTGGGGATTGGCAGATAAAGACGGGAATGTGTATCTGAATGAATGCTGTATTGGTGATGAAGGATGCATGATAGACGAGGCCGATGGTTATAATTATGAACTTGAGCCAGAACATCATATTCATGCTGTGCAACTATTCACAGCAGCCAAGCCAGCGGAGGATTGATGCTAATCGGCTTTGTTCTTCTCGTCAGCTCATGCTTTAACGATAGTTGCGACGCCCTACCAGTTACCGAATATATCTACTCCACTCAATCCGAATGCTTAACAATTTCAACGCTGATTAAAGAGCGCAAGCCCAACGCTGTGCTTATGTGCAGCGAAGTGTATCGGTAATCACGCTATAATCCTCCTGAACGTAAATAAGGAGAATATAATGGAAGTGGATTATATATTGATTGGTTACGGAATGGACGGGCAGATACACAGAGATGAGTATCCAAAAAATAAGATACGGATTATTGAATCTATAGTATCAAGGTCTGACTCTGGTCATCATGGCGGACCAATAAAAACATTTGAAGTTGATACGGTAACTTTCAATGGTAGAAAATATGCCATTGGCACCGGTCGAAGCACTAATAGCGATGAAATTTTTCGCTTGATTGATAGCTCTGGAGTCTCGCCAATTCCGGAATAAATTCAAATAAACGCGTCACTATATCAATGAGCCTCGCTAAATGCGGGGTTTTTTATTGCCTAAAAATGGACTCTCAGTAAACGGATTTCATTATCTGGAGTATCCCTATGCGTATCGAAATAGAAAACTACGTCATCACGAGTGATGAATATCAGTTCACCATCAGCTCAAAAAATGTGTTTGGCAAAGATAGTAAATATGCCGGGCAGACTTATGAAAAAGCTGTCGGCTATTACCCCAAGCTGAGCCAACTTATCACCGCTTTGATTATGCGCGACGTCATGAAGTCAGAAATTGAATCGTTACAAGCGATGCAGCAGCACATTACCCGAGTCAGCCTTGCCTGCGAAAAGGCGCTGAAAGATTTCACATCAGAACCGGTAAATGACGAGGTGGCGTAATGTGTGACGAAATCGATCAAGCCCAAAATCTTGAATTACTCAACATTGAAATCGGAATAGCTAATCGCAAGCCGACAATGACGTTTACCGGATTTTGCCATTTTGCAGAGTGTCGCCGGAAAATTCACGAGGGCATGTTTTGCGACGCTGATTGCCGTGATGATTTTGAGTATGACGAGCGCAGAAAAAGGAATGCGGCATGAGTGAGATTAAGCATCCGGCAATACGTTACCACGGCGGTAAATTCAGATTAGCCCCTTGGGTTATCAGCCACTTTCCCGCCAAGCGCTGGTTAAGCTATTACGTCCGTCAGATTGATAAAGAGATAAGAGGCCAGCTATGAAAATTAGCTTAGATGAATGGAACAAGCGGAGGGATAGGCCGCGATCAATGAAGCAAATATATCGATGGATTGAAGCAGGTAAAATATACCCGCCACCAGTGCGCGTCGGTCGAGAGTATGAAATTGAATCAACAGCGATATACAGAAACCCCACTGACCGCAGCAATTTAGCACCAGCAAAAAACAACTTAATATCAAGGATCAGAGATGGCAGCAAGAAGGCGATCCGCCGCACTGCGTGATTTACCAGCCAATTTGTATGTTCGAAATGGTGGTTATTACAGCTATAAGGACCCAAGGACGGGTAAGGAGTTCGGGCTTGGGCGTGACAAGCGCTTAGCAATAAATCAGGCAGTAGAAGCAAACATGCAACTTATGGATGCTGGTTCGGCAACGAGGCTAGTTGACCGAATTAATAGTGTCGCAGTTGTCACTGTATCAGATTGGGTTAAAACTTATACAGAAGTGCTAAGTAAGCGCGGATTAAAAAGCAAGACGATCACTGGCTACAATAGTCGCTTGGATGTAGTCGATGAGGTTTTCGCATCAAGGACTATTGACAGTATTAGCACTAAAGACATTGCAACACTTCTTAACGATTACACAAATAATGGAAAGGCGGCATCTGCTAAGTTGATGCGATCATTTTTGACTGATTTTTTCAGAGAGGCAGTATCCGAGGGGATTATTTACAATAACCCCGTCGATGCAACAAAAAACCCAAAGATAGAGGTTAAGCGCGCAAGGCTGTCGCTTGATAACTTCCTATCCATTAGGGCGGCAGCGGCTGACATGCCGGGCTGGGTTGTTGATAGCATGGATCTGGCTATAGTGACAGGGCAACGTGTGGGGGATGTTCGTAAAATGAAGTGGTCTGATATTAAAGATGATAAACTTTTCGTTGAGCAGGAAAAGACAGGAATGAGGATCATAATCCCCTTTGATGTTAAGCTAGATACCCTCTTGCTCTCTTTGCGTGATATCATCGCGCGCTGCGAAAATCGCGCAATCAAAGGCGAAACGATAATTTCGTCCGACAAAGGTGAATCATTTGCAGATAAGACACTGACAAAGCGATTCGCCAAAGCGAGAGATTTAGCAAACATAACATGGGAAGGAATTAACCCACCGCCATTTCATGAGATACGGAGTTTAGCTTCACGACTCTATGAAAAGGAAATGGGTAAAGAATTTTCTCAAAAAATCCTCGGGCATAAATCCGCACAAACGACCGATAAGTATCGCGACGTTCGCGGAAGTGAATGGATCGAGATAGAAGTGTAG